AGATAAACCACTTGCTGGACAAAAATTTGTCTGTATTTCGTTTATTTCTCCTGAAAGAATAATAAAACAAAAGGAGTTGTTCTTTTTTGAAGAGTTCCTAAAGAAGTGGGAATTCTCAAAAAGCATGGAAAAGTTTGTTCAGTTTTTGAATTTTATTAGTTATAAATATAAACTATCGTTTGAGGAGATTTCTAAGGATTTTAAAGAATTTTTAACAGAAGAACAAGCAGGTTTTATTGACGGTGGAATGGAAAATGATTATAAGACGTTTATTGACCAGAATGAAGAGGACCTTGAAAACTCATTTAATGCTAAACATAGTTTTCAGACTTCAACTCGTGGAATAAAAATTCGCGGCGCATATCCCACAATGGAAGAAGCCGAGTTACGCTGCAAAATGTTGCGTGAATTAGACCCTAACCATGATGTGTTTGTTGGTCCAATTGGTTTATGGATGCCATGGGACCCCGAGGCATATAAGACTGGACGTGTTGAGTATATGGAGGAAGAATTAAATCAACTTATGCATGAGAAAAATAAGAATGAGGCATTTGCTAAATCCGCTTTTGACCAGCGTGTTAAGGAGACAAAGAAGAAGGCTATTGATGAGAATATTAAGTTGGCGGAAAAAACTGGCGCGACCCTCACTCAAACGATTGATGATGAGGGAAATCTTGTTGGCGTAAGTAATATGAATACTCAAGAGAGAACATTGAAGGACCAGGGTTCAATCTCTGCTGCTGATATCCGGGCAGAATTATTTGAGGGTGAAAATATTGTCATTGGAAAGACCGATAATGGACAAAGTGAACTTATAAGCGGGCCTTTTGCGACCAAGGATAAGAGCGATTAAACTGCCGCGCTAAAATAAAAATCATTATATTATTTATTGAACGTAATATAACGATTTGTCTGTTGTTGTTTTGTTTTATTTTATGTTGTTTTGTTTTGTCAATTTTCTAGATTTCTTACCCCTTTTTAATTTTCTTCGGTTTCCGCCTCTGTTTGATTCTAGTGGAAATACTTGCGGAACTTCAACGTGTGCTGTAGGTATTATGTTTAAAAGTTCATCATATACTTCAGGTGCATTTTGTTCTGCATTTTGTGGTCTAATTGTATTAAACAATCTTATAATAACCGCTATTAAGTAACTTAATGTATTATAAATTGCTTCTAATGGAAAATGCAAAACCATATGTGTAATTTTTAAGGCAAGCGTGGCATACAAATTAATTAAAAAAAATAATGTTCCCAAAAACCACATTAATATATAAATAAGTGTTAACACGCATTTATCCGGACTCATTATTTTGCAATTAGCGCCTTGAATAAGATTAACAGGAATTGCTACAAACATGTTATTAATTCTATCTAAATAAGTAGCCGTTGCTTCGTCAAAAACTTTTGGGTGAAAGTAATTGGAATTACTTCCGCGATTACCGAGGCCTTCGGGGTCAAGAGGTTCGGCATCATAAATTGGAATTCCAATTCCTTGTCCTAAGGGAATTTCTACTGCTTCTGCTTCTTGACCCCCTTTTTGCCTTCTTGTTCTTCTTCCTCCCATTCTTCCTCCCATTCTTCCTCCCATTCTTCCTCCCATTCTTCCTCTAAATCTGTTATACGCGGTCTTTATTCTATTTTTAAATCCAGTAAAACCAGTTTTCAGAATTGCTTCATTTAACGCAATGCGCACATCATCCAACTTTGAAATAATCATTTTCTGTTCTTTTGTTTTAACCGCGCTACTTAATGTATCTATAATATTAACAATTGTGGTTCTAAGGAGTTTTTTTCCGAATGGAAATTTTGCTAACACCAATGGGTCAATTTTATTTAATAGTGCAGTTGTTTCTACTTCATTTTTGGGAACAATTGATTCTATCTTAGGCAATTCTTTTTTAACTTGTTGTTTTATTTCATTATTTACTTCATCTTGTGATGGAATGTTTTCACCTGGTTTATCCATAATATAATATAATATAAATATAATTGTCTTTTTGTTTTGTTTTATTTTGTTTTATTTTGTTTTATTTTGTTTTATTTTGTTTTATTTTTTTACTTTAAATATATCTTTTTGGGTTTGCGCAATTTTTTATTCCTTCGTGATTTTCGCTGTTTATTATTACCTTTTCTTTTTGTTTTTTTATTGATGCCCTTAGCCAAAGTTCTCCTCATGTATCTAATTCTTCTATCACTAATGCTGAATTCTCCGCTTTTAAATGTAGAACATGATAAATCTATAATAATCAAATTTTCCACGCCCAAAGATTGCAAAAATTCTATTAATTGAATTGTTGTAATTTCATCTATTTCCATTCCAACACTTTCCAACAACTCAAAAATATCAGGCTCACCTTTTAAATTATAGATAACTATTTGATTAAAATATTGTTCTGTTATATTTTCTGGGTTTAAAACTTCGCCATCTCCAAATTTATAATATAATTTATCTGGAATACTATCATTTTCGTTATAAGTAGTTATTTTAAACGCGTTATCGTAAGAATGCGCATATCTTTGAAAATTAACGTCAGTGGTTTTTTTAGAATTTAAACGTTTGTGTTGTTTTATAATTTCCTTAGACTGACTTTCATTTTCTTTAATCAAATCCGATTTTATGTTTTCAGACAATTCCTCTATTTGAGATAATGACATTGAATCCCAATTGTTTTCTGAAGATGAAATATTTTTAGAAACGGTTTCTGTCAAATTTTCATAATTTTCTAAAGTAGATATATTTGGCACGCCCGGGACGACTGCATTTATAATAGTGACTGTCATTTTTTCTGGAACAGTTCCTTTCATTGCATAACCATTTTCTTTCAAAGGAATTTCCCCATGCATATTTATTCCGATAATTACCGTTTTAGGTACATCCATATAAGTATTATTATATTATTGTTATATTATTTTTATTTACCATTTTGTCTTTTTAACGCTAATTTTTGGACCTTGCCCGCGTTTTTTAGCATTATTTGGGTCATATTTTTCATCTTCTTCGTCTGAGTTGATATCTTTACTGAGTTCCCAGAATTCTTTTGAGCCTAATTTGAAATCATTATGTGAATCGGCCTTATACCAGAAGACTTGTTCGTGTAATCTGTTGGATTTTGCATTATTATTAATCACTAAGCACTCATAATTTTCTGTGCATTGGTCCATGACCTGGCAAAAGGACTCAAATGTTGGGAACATACCTGCATAATTTTCGTATATGCGTTTTCTATTGGCAATGTATGGTTCCCTCAAAATAAAAACATAATCTATATTGGTTCTTAGTGTTGGGGGAATGCCCAACGGATATTGCATTGTTATGATAAGCATGATTTTCCAATGACGTCCGTTCATAAAGAGAAGACGCATCATTTTGTCACGAGTCCATGCTCCATCATAAAGACAATCATCTAAAATAACAAATGCCCTCGGGTCAATTGTGCTTCTCTTAAAACTCTCCATTTCCTTTTTTATCTGCTTTAAAACCGACTTTTGACGTTTTAGAATATTCTCAACAATAGCAGTATTATATTCATTATGAATAAATAATTTTGGAACCATCTTACCATAGAAACCGTTACCCTCTTCTGTGCCTGCAACTACAACACCAATAGGGATATCTTGATGATAATATAATAAATCTCTTACAAGAAACGACTTACCCGTATCACGACGCCCAATTAATACAACAACCGGACCTTTAGACTCATTCGGTTTGAAACTAATAGTTTTCATATCAAATTTTTTAAGTTCTAAAGTCATACTGGCGGGTTTAATGTTACTTTAGAAAATTCACTTAAAATAAAATACGCAATTCACTAAAATTGATAACACAAACAATAAATAAGTTAAAAATTAATATTATTAATATATTATTTGACTAATGGATAACGACAATACCTCTTTTAAACTTAATTATGAAAAGAGAAAAAATGCAGAGTTATTTAAGGACTTTCAGAGGGAAGACCTAACCTTTCTCTCAGAGACACAAAATTATATTCCTATTTATAAAAAATTTTTCCTATTGAATGATACAAACTATAATTCTTTAAACCTAAACAACAGTTGGTTTCTAACAAATATAAAGAACAGACAATGCGATTCAGATAATAAATGCTTGTATAATTGTTCTATCCAAAATGTTGATACTGGAAAAACAAAGAAGAAGCAGGTGTTTTTTAAGATGGCTCCACTATTAGACCCTTTTAAATTTTTGATTGGTAAATATAACATTAATGACCCGGCATTGTTTAAAATACCAAAATTAAACTCAGATATTGGGAGCGTTCACCCAAAAGTATTAGATGCAAATAATTCAGCATATGTTGATGGGTTTTTCTCATTTCTCTCTAGCACATTAATTCATAAGTATAATTTCACTAATGGCGTTGACTATTATGGTTCCTTTTTAGGAATAAAACAAGATTTTAAATTAAATGTTGCCGATGATATAGATTATTTATGTAAATCGGACTTCTTTAATAAAAATAAAAATATATCTTTTCAAGTAGAGGATTATAGTTTTTTATATGAACAGGAAGAGCAACAAGAACAAAAAAATTCAAAACCACCAATTAAAATAGGCAATAGTCATAATTTAAGTAATAAATCTGCATTATCAGTAATGTCGTTTGATAATACTTTATTTGATGATATATTTAGTGAAACTCAGTCAAGCACTCTGTTAACGCTAAATGATTTAAAAGATAACAATATTGATTTGACTGAATTGACTGAATTGGTTGATATTACTAATTCTGATTCATTTAATTCAAAAGACATGCGAAGCACTACAATAAAATCATCATCTACTTGCTCATCAAGAACGTCACATACATCAACTGGGGAGCATAATTCCGAGAATGATTTTGATGCTGACGCCGAGCCTTGTAAGGATTGTGATAGCAATAGTAACGAGTCTAACAGTTCCTTAAACGACGATAACAAACAAGATAACGATGACAAAGAAGATAACGATAACAAAGAAGATAACGATGACAAAGATGATGATGAATGGACAGATGATAATTCTGATAATTCTGATAATTCTGATAACTGCGAGGAACCTCAAGTTAATGCAACAATCCCAAAATTCCCTGTTCAAATTATATGTATGGAGAATTGCGAAAACACTTTTGATGACTTAATAATAACTAGTGAGTTAACTCATGGTGAATGGTTCTCGGCTTTACTTCAAATAATAATGATTCTTATTACTTATCAAAAGGTATTCTCATTCACACATAATGATTTGCATACAAATAATGTTATGTATAACACAACTAATGAAAAATATATTTATTATTGCTATAAAAAGACGTATTATAAAGTGCCAACTTATGGGCGTATATTTAAAATAATTGATTTTGGAAGAGCAATATATAAGTTTGATGGGAAGTTATTTTGTAGCGATAGTTATCAACCTGGCGCAGATGCTGCAACGCAATATAACACAGAACCATATTTTAATGAAAAGAAGCCAAGATTAGAGCCAAATTATAGTTTTGATTTATGTCGTCTAGCATGCTCTATATTTGATTATATTATTGAAGACTTAGATGAATTAAACGACCTTGATAAATGTGAACCTATTGTTAAACTTATTTATGAGTGGTGCTTGGACGACAATGGCATAAATATTCTTTATAAAAATAATGGAGTAGAGAGATATCCTGATTTTAAATTATATAAAATGATTGCCAGATGCGTGCACCATCATACACCAAATGCACAACTAGAGCGCGAAGAATTTAAAAAGTTTGCAGTTACGAAATCGGCTCTTCCATCTGATGCTAATTTATTAAATATAGATGAAATACCTAATCTTTCTCTCTAATAACGAAATTTTGTAAAGTTATTTTATTAGTATAATAATAAAATGACTTCGCCTATTATAAATAATAAAGATTTTGGATTTATAATTACTAGACATGTTAATTCAGAAATTACAAATAAATACTGGAATGAATGTATACGATATATAAGATGTTTTTATCTATTTAAAAAAATTGTCATTATTGATGATAACAGCGATAAGAAATTTTTAAAGGCCGAATTTGATTATAAAAATATTGAGTATATAACGTCTGAATTTCATGGCCGCGGCGAACTATTGCCATATTATTATTTTTATAAAAACGATTTCTTTGATAATGCGATTATAATTCATGATAGCGTTTTTATTCAACAACGCATAAATTTTGAAAAACTTATAGATACAAAAATAAAAGTACTACCACTATGGCATTTTAGTTG